GTTTCCCAGTCACGATCCTTAGCACTCCGCTAGCAACAGTCATAAAATCCATTATCTAACTCCACAGGTCCGGACAGCATCCGTAGACCATTGTATAATTGCAGTTAAGTATTGCAATAAATCAACACCATCTTGCTGACTAAGGCAAACACTGTCACCACAAATCTTAAAAGTAATCACCGGTTTAATCGGTGGCTCGTTAATTAAGCATCCCGTCCTCGTTGTCTTCACTTCCCGAAAACAGCTCGTTAAGCATATCAACAAGAGCAGGGCGCCCACCCAGCTGTACAACTTTCTTTTGCAATCCGCCAATTAGTTTATTCCTATTCTCTATAGCTTCCGCTTGTCCTGTGATTAATTCGTCCGCCTTCGACAGGGCCTGTTTTATAAGAGCTTTCTCTTTAACCAGGCTCCTCCACGCCGCCCGCTGCAACCATAGCAAGATTCCCAAAGCTAAACTAACACCAGTAAGTATATAAATCATTTTCCAATTAAATACCCTAGTAGAACTACTATCACTGGAATAGTACCGCCAAGCATTCCCCATACACTAGACTTTACTTTTAACGCAGCGATGTCTTCCCGTATTTTAATCTGGTTTTGCTCTAGCCTGTCGAATCTTTCTTTAAAGTCCATTACCCCGGGTCGCCGTTAGTAAGTCCCGCACCACGCATAGAAGCAACTGCTGCCTGAACCGCCTTAGCTGGAATGCTAGAAAACACAAGAGATTTACCTTTAACAAGATAAGGATTTCCTACATCGTCTCCTCCCATGTTCCTAAGAACAAACTTAGCAACAAAGTAAAATCCCAAGGTTCCGTCCGGCATAGGCCCGCGTTGAATCTTTATATTCAACATATCATCCACAGTAGGTAGTGATAAATTAGTCTTAGCTTTAAAGTGTGCTTTAACTCTCATGTTCAATCCTTACGGCTCAATAGCAATCTGTTGTGCAGCGCCAGTACCAAAAATAACCATTAACTTAGTTTTACCAGCACCATTATCTTCTGCATACAAAATAGCAGAATCTGCAACACCAGTAGGAGTAGTAGTTTCTTCTAAATCAATACTATTAGAAATAAATAAATCCTGCCAACGAACGGCGGCCACGCCTAGGTCCACACTGTCATCAGCAGACGGATATAGCGGATTATAACTATAATTAATATCCGACCTTACAGAAAACTGCGTAGCACCAGATGTGTAAAGATCAATACGACTATTACTAGGACTAGTAATATACGTATCGTCTCCGCTAGCCTCACCCCAGTCAAGATAAAGTTTATCTAAATGACTTAGATAAATATCTCCAGCAGGGTTAAAGTTACCTACACCAGCAACATAGCCACCACGAGAATTTCTTTCAACAAAGCTCATTACATCAACCCCACATTCACAGCAGTAGACGTACCGCCAATAGTTGTGACTTCGGCATAGATTCTATCGATATTACTTAACCCTTCTAGTATTTCCATATGTTGCAACGTATCGGCTTCTTCTTCAGCAATCGCCGAACCGCCGTTTATAACTCCTTTATCCGGGTCAGTTCCCAGCGGCGCCCATAAAGCCCGTACTGAATTATACCCCCACAACTTGATAGTAACAGTCATAGTACCAGAACCAGCTGTAGACTCAACAAAAACTGTAGCTTTATCTCGAAGCATACCTTCTTTCTTATGATTAATACCGTCCGTAGCAGCACTTGGCGCGGAATTAGTAGCAGTTGCGCCCTCTAAAATTAAAAAACTCATTATCTAGCCTGTAACTCCTGCGCCTTAGTCGGCGGATTAGCTTGTAAAGTTGCACCAGCTTGTGGTTGTTGTATACCCTCGTTAGCGCTATCAACAAAACTCTGTTGCGTACGAGGTAACATTCTAACAAGCGGTTCAATCGGAACTTGGAACATCAAAGTTAAATTAACACGTTTCTTATACGGTAACTCTTGAAACTTGGTAATATTATTTACTATCTCTTCCTGAATCTTAGCCAGATGTCCAGGATATAGCGCACGAAACGCTTCCGCAGCTTTAGCGTTCATCTTACCGGCAAAAGCCTGTTCGATAAATTTCAACGGCTGAGTAGCACCGAAGTAATAATTAGCAAACTCACGCATTTTACTCGGCGGTTGTTTGAACTTGCTTTTTCCATATACAATATTCATACCCGGATCTTGCGGGAGCTTACTAGCTAAAAACTGTGCAACTTTCAACTGATGGCCAACAATAGCATCACCAGTTGCCATATGCGTTTCTCGCACACTAGCAGCATTATCATGCACCCGTTTATTAAACTCGTCGATACTACTAATTACATTCGTGATTTCTTCGACACGTTTATTAAAAGATTTCTCTAGGTCCTTCTCTCGAGATTTCTTACCGTCTACAAAGCTAACCGCATTAAGCGCAGCAAGCGCAGAAACGTGCCCAGCTTTCTTCGTAACTTTACCACTACCTTTAAGAAACTTACTAACCGAAGATTTAATACTATTAGCAGCATTGTTCGCTGTATTAGCTAAACCAGGAAGTAAATTTCCCTTAGATAACCGCATACCGAGACCAAACCCAAGCGCTTTACCAGCACGACCACTAGCAGTATTCGGACCACCTAGTACATCCGCACCAATTTTTGCACCTTCACGAGAAATATGATACTGCCTAGCCTGTTGAATAGTTTCTTCAAGAAAACCACGCTTACCTTTAGTCTTAGCTAAGCTAGTACCAAGCTTATAAGCAAGGAAAATCTTAGCGATATTATCAACTTCCGGCGGCAATACTTCCGGCAACACCGCTTCACTAACACCATAAATCGCTAAAATCTCAGCAGCACTAGAGCTTTCTGGAAAAGCATTAATAACACTATTATTAAACTCTTCAAGCGTATTAGCTAATCTACCACTAAACGTCTGCTCAACAGCAGCAACCCCAGACATAGCCTCGGTCGCATCAGCAACCTGAGCAATTTGTTTGCTATTAGCAATATACGCAGAATAGTCTTCTAAATTCTTGACTAACTTCTCAACCGGCATAGCTTGTAACTTTTTAAAGCTGGCCGGCGTCATTTGCATTTCATCAGATAATGCAAACGCTTTTTGGAAGTTCTTCTTAAGCGATTTATTTTGAATAATCAGATTAATCGTATCATCCGGCAAGTCAACCGTCTTAACGAAGTCAATCGAATCCGGCAACTTATTAACCCTCGGAGCATCAGCTTTACGAGCTAATCTATCGACCGCGGCTTTGTAACCATTCAGCGCAGAGTTAAACCGTTTTAAATCCGCACCAGTAAAGGTTTTATCTCCTTTAAACAACACACGACTACGACCAATTTCGTCAATATCACTACCAAATAATTTCGCAATACGCTTTTCCGCAGCTAAAACAGCAATAGCCTCTTTCTTTACTTTCGCACCGAGAATATCAGCAACCGGAAGTAAATCATCAGCATATTCTTTCAACTCAAAAAAGTGCCCCTCTACCGCCGGCAAGTCAAGTACATCGCGTTTAATAACCGAATTCAATTCGTCATCAATCTTCCGCAATGTACCGAGTTTATTATTAATACTAGCCGTAGTAGTCCGTACCGTAGCATCATCAAGCGTACCAGCAGTATTACTGGTTTTAATCTTACCTAGTTTACTACCAGCTTTAAGCAAACCTTCGCCAACAATACCACCAGCAACACCTAAACCAGCACCCAGTAACGTATTCTTAGCTACATCAAAGAACGCCTCAGCAGTAAACGGAACATCGGTAATCGCTAAATTACCTAAACCCTGCCCTGTAGCATAAACACTCCCCTCAATAGCACCAGCTAACGCACTATGCCTAAACGTCCCTCTGCCCGCCAGTGGCAACGTTCTCGCCGTGAGCTGTCCTGTCGGCGTCAAGCGGGCTGCCCGAGCTGCAAAGCCAGAGCCACCTGAGAGCAAACCAGTCCCAAGTGCACCGACGATTTCACCTCCTGCACTTACCCCAGGATTAGCAGACCTAAAGTCAGAGATTTCTTCTCCAAACCCTAGCGCACCACCAACAACATCAGATAAACCAAAAGTAGCACCACGAGCTAAACCTAGCGCGCCAGCCCTAATCGGAGCATCACCAAAAGCAATTTCCGTCTCTCTAGCTTCACGACGTTGTCTTGCTAACTGTTCTCCACCAACATTCAGACTACCCTCTCTACCAAGCGCAGCCTCAGTAAGCGCATCGGGTGAAATAGTAGTAATACTACCATCGTTATTAACTAACGGAATTCCACCCGGGCCAGCAGCTATCCAACCATCTCGGACAGCTTTCGGAATTTCAGAAGCATTAAAAAACTGCTCCTCCCCAGTCTTGGGATTCTTTAGTACAACACCACCCATTATTCGCCTCTAAGTTGCTTACCAATTGCATCAGCTTTTTGCCGTGCACGCTCTTCCGGACTAAGATTAGGATCAGGAGCAGACTTACCAGCTTGTTTATTTACTTCAAGCAAAGACTGCAAATACAACGCAACATCATCACGCCAGCGGCCATTAACAAGCATCCGACGCTTATGCGCAGGAATTTTAAATAACTCATTAATCGCTTTCTGAGCAGCAGGAGCCTCAAACGGATTGGCAGCAATATTGAATTTTTTCAACTGGTCTTCCATTTCATTGACCGCACCGTTTAAATTCCTAAACCCTTCAGTACCTGCCTTCGCGCTTCGATTCTTTTGAACATTCTTAAGCATATCCCCAAAAGAACTAATACTCAATAACCGTTCATCCTCGTCCTTCACCTTCGGAGGAACCCAGGTAATATTAATACGCGGATTACGCGATAACGTAGCAGTGAAGTTTTCCATATTAGCAACAAGGTTCTTCTGGCTATCGTTAATAACTCGTTTAATCGTATCTGCGCTAGCAAGACGGAAAAACTTATCAAAGTCCCCACCATGCGTATCACGTACAATTTTCAAGTCCTTATCCGATGCGTTGCCGTTAATTGCTTCGGCCGCCTTCAGCTGAATTCGTGCCATTTGAGCAACGAAACGCATACGAGCAGCGGAACCTGGAATACCAATACGACCAGTAGCTAATCGCTTAGCAATATCTAAGTTCTCATACTGGTCATTAGCTTCGACAACCTTTTCAGCAACTTTGCCACGTTCTTTTTCATCGTTCGCAAGGAAGCCAGCTACGCCATTAGTACGTAAACCAGTTCGCTCACCCGGAATAAAAAACTGAGCCTTTGTTGCTTTCTCTGCTTGGTCCTTTCTAAACTTAAGCGCGTCTTCAGCAACCTTTGCCCGTCTATGAGCAGCAGCAGCCTGACTACGCTGTACAGCAATTCGCTGGTGACCTAACACCCGGCTTAATTTAAGCTTAGCCTCAGTAGCTTTTTGATTAAAGGTAATCTGGAATAATCTCGCAAATTCTTGCTGATTTTTAAATTCCAATTCACCAATAGCCTGAGCAGCCTGTGCTTGTAAAATCGGGTCTTGATATTTCGCAGCCTCAGCCTTCATCTGTGCAACGATAGCACTACGACGCAATAATCGCTGAACACCCCTTTGCTTGGCTTCGTCTTTTCGTAAGTCAACACCCATTCGAGCAAGCATTGCCAGGTTCTTAACATTACCACTAGCGATATTAATATCAGCCTTTTGCGCAGCTAAGTCACGCTCAATTGCTTTGTCAATAATCTGTTGAATGTTATTTTTAACACCGCCAGCAGTAAGGAATCCACCAATAAACGCAGCAGCAGCACCAGCCGCAGCAGTACCAGTTCCACGATCATTCCAAAGCCGACTAGGATTCAAACTCATATTAGCTAACTGATCGATCGCGGCCCCCAGTTTCGCCATATCCAGCTCAGTAGCTTTTTGCGCTTCAACTTGCGCTCGCGCTTCTAACTCCAATTCCTGCTGAGCAGCAACTGCATCATCTTCTAGAATTCCAGCCAGCGCATCAGCCTTAGCAGACTTCGCATCTGCTTCAGCTTGCACACCTTGTGCTTTCTTTTCTAGACCTTGTTTAATTCCTCTATGTAAACTTCTGGCACGCTGAGCAGCACCAGCTACGTCTACATCAGTACCAGCTACAACATTCGGCCGAGTAACAGAAAAACCACTAGACTCTTTACGGCTTTCACCGCTTCCAGCAGAAACACTTCGTCCTCTTTCTAAAGCTAGCCGAGCTTGTTGTACCGGGCTAGGTTCATCCGCTAAACCGGCATCGATACCTTCTACTACACCTTCATCAAAGAAACCAGTCTCTTCAGGAACCGGAACATCGGCTACCGGAGCTTCGACAAATTCATCAATATTCTGAATAGTATTAGGTAGTCCGAAATCCTCCGTTTCAGGTAACGGCGCTTCTGGAATAACAAGCCTAGGAGGTAATCCTAAACTTTGTCTAATTACATCACTAAAATCTGCCATAACTCACCTTAGATAAACCCGGGCGGCATAAAACCATTGCCAATCGTACTAGGAACCATAGTAGGTCCACCAGCAAAACTCGGACTAGCAGCACCTAATTGGAAACCTCCACTAGAAACTCCTCCACCCCCAGCACCAAACTGATTACCCAGTAATCCACCAAGTCCACCAAGAAGCTGTTGACCAATAGTTTTCTGTTGTCCTCGCAATTGCGCTTGATTAAATGCTTGCTGAGCAGACAATCCACCAAATCCAAGACTAAGTCTATCGTCTAAACCCCGCCCCTGTAGTGCACTATTAACATTAAACTCATTAGTCCGTTGATTCATCAGTGCCTGGTTCAACTGTCCTTGATTTAACTGCCCCGCATTAAAGCTATTACGAGCAAAATCTTGAGCCCGCCCCTGACCTAAAACACCAGCTAATTGCTGTCTAGCACTTAACTGTTCAGCCATCCTAGCTTGCGCTGCTTGACCAGCTAAGTTCTGCGTTAAATTACCAACATTCTGCGCAGCCTGCCTTTGGGCTAAGCCCACATTACCACCACCGGACCTTGCCAGTGCTTGTTGAGCATTAACACCAGAACCAAGCCCTTGCTCAAACTGCATCGTAGCAAGACTAGGACCTCTACCAGCAGCTTGCTCTTGTAACTGTCTCATCAACTGTTCTTGGCCTACAGCAAAGTTACTTCTACTTGCTGTATTAGTCGGCCCAATCTGCGCAGCACCAATACGCTCTACCGGACGTCCCTCAGCTCCTCGTCGCGCTTGGTCCATGAAAAACTGGTCTCGTTCTTGTAGTCCCTGAATATTAACATTCGGACCACCGAAACCAAGTCCTCCAAGAAAATTACCAACCGCACCTAAACCACGACCAAGTAGTCCGCCTAACCCAGGGCTTGCTCCCGGACCAGCTTGCAGACTATTGATATCCATAAAACTCATTAACTTCTCCTCGCACTCGGCAATCTCGCCAGATTCCTCATCGGAGCCCACTCAAGTGCCAGTTCAGTAAGGTTATAACCCTCACCAGTATTCTTAGTTTCTACGATTTCAAACTGTACAGTCTGGTACTTCTGAACCTTCAATCTATGGCTCATCTGGTATTCTCTCGTATCCGAACCACCCCAAAAATCATCAGCACCCCAAGTAGCTTGACTACCCCAAGTACTGGTGTTAATAAAATTACTTACATCCCAAGTGAATTCTTCAACCGCATATCCGTCTCGGTTTCTGAATACCTTAACAAACAACTCATGGTCATTCTTGTAATCACCTAGTAAGTATACCCGTCTACACCGCCAATATTCCTGTAATCCGCCAACCCTTAAAGGAGCAGTAAGAAACTTAAGCCTAAAAGGCCCACCTCCGTCAGTGAATACGTCTTCGTTCTGAATATACGTTTCACCACTCGTGCGCATGTAAACAACTTTATTTAAATGCAGTACCGCATCTAAACCTAAATGATTAGTAAAAGTACCCCATTGCCTGAACTGGTAATCAAATACCAACGTCCGTCCAGTCGTTCCAACGAATACTACGACGTTCTTATCCGGTACATGAACCGCACTATAAGTGTCATCGTTATACTTCTCAACCGCAGCACCGATGTAACTCGGAACTAAGTTATTCCCTAGAAACCAGATACCTTTCTCACTCTGAAAAAGCAGGCCACCAGGAACGTTAACAATACTCCTTGGATTATCGCAGCCAATATCAGCCGAAATCTCTCTAGGCTGATTGAACCCACCAAACCCCAAGTTATTCGGGCCGTCGCCAGTCACGATAAACATGTGGTTCTTTTTAAATACAATCAAAGTCCCCTGTAGAGTAGCTAACGCAGTAATCGGCCCACCTTTGCTATCAACCTGTACAAACAACGCCGGGTTAAATCCAACCGTTTCTCCAACAAGTTTCAGCTTCGAGTAAACAACCGAGTTCTGTTCAATCGCGCCACCAGCAAGAAAGATACGATTACTGTTCCGAGTAACAACCGTAGCAGCTTCCGGAGCTAAGTTATCCAGCTCACCACTGTTCTGATAATCAAGCTCATTCTGGTCAACCCCTAACGAACTTAATCCAGTCGGTGCTCCCGTTCCATCGTCTTTGTAGTCATCATTAAATGTAACAGTCGTACCAGATGCATTATTACTAATAAAACCATTATCGTTACCATCAGTACTCACATCCGGGCTACTAATACGGAAATACGTATTAGGCTTAGCTAACGTAGTGCGGTAAACCACGATATTAACATCCGATTTATTAGTCAACGTCAAATACGGAATAGCAATCGAAATCTGACTAGGTCCCGTAGCAACGTTAACACTAAACCCTACCGCACTAGACCGCTCACGCTCACCACGAGTATTTAACCACTCGTAGTAAATCCGATATCCATACGTGCCAGCTAACAAATTCCCCGCAGCTTCAGTAACCGCAGTATGGTCAGCCGGCGCAGTAGAACCATCTAGTTTAATATCAGGTTCAGGGTATTTAAGGAAACCCGCTTCAACAGCAGAATTCCCAGCATATTCATGCAGCATTCCACTATTAATATACCCCGCTTCGCCTACCTCAGCCACAGCCGGATTATAATCATAATCAAACTCGACTTCTTTTAAACCTTGCTCACCAAACGAGTCGCCCGGGTCAGATTGGAACACCTCTTTATAACCCAACACAAGAGTGTACTTATTCCCATCATTCCAAGCATTCGGTAACTGATTCTCCCCAGTATCCTCATCCCTAGCTTCACCGTACATAAACCGACTGATAATATTCCCCGATTCATCTACAACAAAGTACTGGTTCTGTAGTTTCGCACTAGACTCATGACCAAGCACAAGCGAAACCTTAGTAGTCCCCTGGCTCCAACCATGCGCAGCAATATACGCCTGATAGAAAAAGAAACTAGCACCACCGTTACTACCATTACTAGTAGTAATCGTAGCAGTCTTAACTACCGTAGGGTTATTCGGGTACTCGTAGTAAATCTTAGCACTTTCAGTATCCGGGTCCGGGTCTACAACAACAGTAACCCGATTAATCGCGCTAGAAAACACAGTGTCAACAGTACTAGTACCATTAGAATCAACAGTACCAGCATCACCGTTATACTCACCAGAGGCACAGTAAACCCCAGTAGAACCAACACTATAACCAACGGCATATTCCGTACGGTTACAATGCATAGCTAATCTACTCGTACTAGCCCGAGTTTCATGACTAGTCGAACCTAACGCAGCAAACGTCTTACTAACAAGAAACGTTTCAATCTCGTCAGACCCGTTGAAAATCGTGTACAACGCACACTCATCATCCGGATGAGCAACAGCGTGATACAAGCCGGCTGCAGTTAAATCAGTATTAACCGACACAGCAGAAACACTAGTATCGACATCCTGCGGGTCAATTTTCTTATACTTTAACGTAGTAGTCTCAACATACAGAATATAAATACTACCAGCTAACGCCAACACTTGTACATTAAATCCGCTACTGCTAACCTGCCAATCACTTGCATATGGCATTCCAGTACTGCGGTTATAAATACTAGCGTAAATGCCACCTCGAGAGTCTTCCCAGGCGTACACACTAACATCATCAACCGTAGCTGAATCACCTAACGTCTGACTATTCGGATTAGCAACAACCGAACTAACCGTAGTCCCTATCGGAGTAAACGCCCCAGTAGATACCCATTCTTTGTTCCTGCCGTCATACGAGTAAAGCTTACTCGACCCGGTAGAACTTTTACCGAACCGAATAAGCTCATTTTTAACAACGCCTAAACCGAGCCCCGACTCAATAGCATTGTCCGAGTTATCTAGGTTTTTAACCAAGCCATAACCCCAACGCTTCTTGATGCTGCCCGCTTTAGTAAAAACACCATTCTCCAGATTTACAAGCCGACCGACAGGAACCGCTTTTTCATCTGTCTTGGTATCAATTCCGCCAACAAACGGAAAACTAGTTTTCTGCCAATTACTTGCCATAATCTTTACGGATGGTCATAAGTCACTGCTACATACTCGACCGTAAAGTTACCAGTAGTAGTAACACAATCCGAGTCAATAGCAATCATCATAGTAGAAGTAATAGTCGTATCAGTCGGATTCAACACGAGAGTAGTACGACTAGTACCGGTATTAATCGTAGACGTACTTAGTGTAGTATTAGTGCCGCCATCAACCTCATACAACGTAAACACGCACTCACCAGAAGCGCGCTGATAATAAATAGTAACAGTTTTAATCCTGTCACCAACAATAAAAGGAATTCCAAGACGCCAGCGAGAACCATTCAGGTTAACACCAGTAGAACCACGAGCATAAAGATTAGCACCTTCATTACTCTGGTAAGGGCCACCATTATAGAATGGGATATTCTTAACAATATCGCCATGACGAATCTCATCCGGTGGAGCGCTAACAGCATCTTTGATAACACCGCTGTTATCAATACTAAGCATCTCAGTGCCAGAGCTAGTAGGCGCCGGCAAATTAATAGTTACATCGGCACTCAATTCCGCATCAGCATTAACCGTATGGTAATAACCAGCACCATCATTCAACCGAATATCACCACACTCAACGTCAGCAAAAGCATTAGTACCACTACCAGACCGCATCCGGTACTTGGTATTCGCACTGTCCCAGTTAATCTCTACACTATTAGCACCATAACCAGAACCAGTAATACCGTTAGCCGCAGCAACGTTAATACTACCACCACTAGTCATCTGAATAGCGTTACCGCTACCGCCATAAACAAACAAGTCACCAGACTTGAAGTAAATACTATAATTAGTGCTTACATCACCGCCCCGATCAACAAAACCAATCGACTGAACATTAACCGCGCCATACTTAGTACCCTCAGCAGATTGGAAGTCCAAATCCGCCGACATATCGATCTCGCTCGGGACAACCGCCGTGCTAACTGCGCTGACAATGTCATCTAACGCAGTATTAATCTGTGTAGCATACGCAGTACCGGCAGTACTACCAACAGTAGGTTTAGTAATGCTAAGAGTTAATCTACTCATTAAAACACATATACCTTAATATTCGCAGAATTACTACCTGCATTAACTAACCAAAGCTCATCTTGCGGTCGGAGATTATTACTAGTATCCTCATAGAACCTAGTATCAGCATCCATCGATACGATAATATAGCCCAGGTACTTTCTATTTAGTCCATGCTTAATCTTCGCCGTACCAGAGCTAGCAACGGAATCAATATTCTGTATAAAATTCCCACGTAGAATATCGACTCTATTAAAATCTTTAAGAAACTCCTTAGTCGGAGCCAAATCATCAAAGTACTTTACCATCTATCACCCCACGGATAATCCCGGCCACCATGCCAAGTATCAGCTGGGTCATTAGTATCATACGCTCGCCTGCGAGTATCTGTAATCGAATGCGTTTCAGCCATTTCACGCATAGCGCTTTCCGCCTCAATACGCGCCATGATACGCTCACGTTCAATCATCAACTGGCTAGTATCAGAGTCCTCTTTAACCAGTGCTTTAATCGCAGCATCGATAACAATAAACTCATCCCAGCCCATGACCGAATCAATAGTGTCACTATCATCAGATAAATCAGCCGGTACCGGAATATACGTATGTAAATACGTGCCACTACCCGGCTTAGGAACGAGTTCAATATTCAAACTAGTACCGTTATGTGCTACTCGGTAACTAGAAGCCTGTCCAGTAGTCCCCGAAAAATCAAACGGTCGATTTTTAAATTCATGCCGCCGTAACGACACAAGCGTAGTACCGTCCTGGTAAAACACTTTCAACGTAGCAAAGTAATCGCTAGAAACAGCATAACTCGTGCTACCATCAGCAGTAATTGTCTGGGTTTTCTCCGTTCTAACAAGCCCATAACGTTGCAATAACGTAAACAACTCTTTATACGAATCATTAATATACTGATTCACCTCAGAGTCAGGGTATCGCGCAGTTTCGTTTTCAATATCCGCGCGCTGTCGAACGCGGTCCCTAATATCAGACAAAGTAGCCATTTAAAACCAAAAGGTGCTGGTATATACCGACCAGCGGCGGGTTAGTTACGCAAACGGATTCTTATCACGCCCAGCTAGTTCAACGAACAGCTTAAGCGCTTCCATCCGCTCTTGACCAGAGAGTTCTTTATTCTCGATATCCGCAAACACCGAAATCAAATCCTCTCTACTATTATCATTACTTTTCGGATCTCGTTGTGCAGCAACTTCCGATTCCTTCTTAGGTTTCGGAGGCCCTAATAACAACGCCGATAATCCAATCTTTTCAGCCATGATTACGCAGTATACGTCTTGCTCAGCGCATTACGCCGATGCAGAACAGCAGTAAAATTAACCCGAGGTCCATCAGGCTCAGTACCAGGAGCAGCTCCAGTAGACGGATCGATAATATACATCTTCACCTTGCCAGTAGAACTAACATACGGAGTAGAGGTAATCGCACCATCATAAAGCGCATCACTAGCAGCCTCGATAGAACAAGTAAAAGAAACCATCATCGGCCAACCACGACCAAAAGTCACAGTGTAGATACTATCACCAGCTCGCTCGGCTTGGAAACCCTCACCGCGAACATTAGTAATCTCACTAGAACCATTAGTCTCGAACGAACCACTGATAATAACGTAATCAGGTCCACCCATTTCCGCACTATCACTCGGATAGGCGCGATTAGGCAGAGTAGCAGGAATAGCAGCCATATTTTATCTCCAACAAATAGAAAGAACCGGGCAGGTAATCCCACCCGGCTAGGTTAACAATTTAAACCTACTTATTAGCTAATCGCGAATCGACCATTATGAACCGGCGCATCACAAGCCAATTCACACCAGAAACGCACACGAACAGTAATACCATCGAAGTCAGCATTACGAAGTGCACGAAGTCCATCAGTCATAACGATATGCGGAAGGCCCTTCAAGTGATGCAAAGTCCAAGTAGAACGCTTCAGCTGGTAACCAACATCTTCCGGACAATACGGGTCCGCCATAACATTCATGATGCCATTCGGAGTATTGTACTTAAGACTCGGCAGACCAAAAGTCGCAGCAGAACCATCCTCACGAACAGCTCGTGCGCCAAGCTCCAGCTCTAATCGGTGCCAGTTAGCAGGAGCAAGCCAAACACTATCCGGCTTACCACGCAATCGTCGCATAAGCGAGTTTTGCTTCTTAATAGTCTCCTCGATACTACCTAACCAGGCCTGACGATGTCCTTGCAAACGCACAGGGTCATCAGTTCGGTCCATTCCAAGGAACGTACCAGAAGTCTCCGCGGTTTGCGGAATCCAGCCAGCAAGACCAGTAACAAGGTTACCATCACCAACATTAGTACTCGACGCATCGTAATCACCAGCGTTAAACAAGTAATCATTATCCGCGTACGAAGTAATAGCACTAGTATCTAAACCAACAGTACCAGCATCGTAATCAATACTAGTAATAGTCGTAGTACCCGACCGAGCAGCAGAACCATTGGTCGCACTAGACGCACCAACAGTCATACCAATACGGAAGTTAATAACATCTTCCGGATTAGTCAACGTAGTAACATCACTCGATTCAGAAGCGCGCCGACCAAGAATACCCCAACCATCACGCCACAGGTGCATTTGAAGAGTCTCGGAAACCTCAGTTACCATATCCTCAATCTCGGCTTCCTTAACCGAGTAAAAAGCACCCATGCGATCACGAGCAGCCTCAATCGCCTCATCATCTAGCGCCACGATACCGTAGTAACGCTTACGAATAAGCTCAACACGCTTCACCTTACCAGACGAAACCTGAGCTTGCGCATTAGTAAACGTAGCACTTTTACCTTGCGGCTTTCCGTAACGAATCGGCACATGCAGACCGTCACCAACAAGGTCATCTTTCTTCGGTAACCACTTCAGTAGTGGTTTATCAGTATTCGCCAACTGATCCAATCGCTTTTGCGGGAATAAATCCTTATACGCTTTAGCAAGATTAGTAAGAGTTGACGCAGCAGCAGAAACAGCCATAATTATCCTCTAAGAATTATTTCTGATGTATAACATGCCTAAGAGCACGTTCCCGAGTAATCCTTGCAGAGTTCTCGTAATCGTTTTCCCAGTCTAGGTCCACATCAGCATTTGGTTGAACACTTGTAATAGTGTTATCTAAACTTCCTTTAACTTTCTTTCCAACCGTTTCTTTCTTAGTGGTTGATTCAACTTGTTCTGCCGGCTTAAAAATTGCTTGCATGGATTTTAATTCGTTTTCAATCTGAGCCAACCCGGTGCCTAAATCCATAAACTCGCCATTCTGACGATAAAGGGCATCCGCGTTATCATACAGGATTTGTTTAACCCTATCCATTCCGCCTTCCACATCGTTAGTAAACTTCGCTACCAACGGAAAAGCATCAGGAGTAATTTTATTATCAACAGTCCGAATAGTATCTACATAAGCATCAATCTTTGCTTGCGTAACCCGGTTCTGTTGTTCTAACAGTTGTTGCTCGTATTTCTGTTCCATCTCTTGCTTCCAGCGTTCCATTTCTCTCTGCTTTTGCTGGAGTTGCAACTGTTGTTTTGCTTCAGGAGCTAAGTCTTCAACGTCAGCTAGCAACGTCTCTTTAGCCATAGCAACAATCGTTTCTTTATCAATCCCTAACGATGCGAGATACCCAGCCGGATCGACCTTCGCGAACTGCTGAGCTTTTTGGAATTCCGCAAGCTGGACTTTGAATTCTTGTTGCTCTTGTTTAAACTGTTCTCGCTCTTGACGGAGTTTGTTTTCCGCGGCGAGGACTTTGCGCGCGACGCTTGAGTAGCTTTCTGTTGACGGGCTTTCTTCCGCGACTTCAACAACTTCTTCAACTGGCGCTTCGACTTCGGCTTCTTCACTCTGCGGTGGTTCAGCTTCAAGTTCTAACTCTTTCGCACGTGCCATTGCCCATTCTTGTTCTGGGCTATATTGAGTTTCGGGTTCAGGTTTTTGATCGGAAATCGGAACGTAGTCTTCTTCGTATTCGGCCATTAATTATCCTATAAGTGCTTCTGCTGGTGTACCTTGTGCGGTCGTAGCAACACCAGACTGTACATTTCCTTCAGGTCCTACGTTTTGCATAGCTAACGCCTCTTGCTGTGCCTGAACTTGTTGTTGCTCAAGTAATGCTTGCGCATTAGTAATCCAATTATGATACGCCTCGATAATCTCTTCGGGCGCTTTTTGGTAAACGCGTTTAAGCGCAGTTAAGTGAATTATTTTAACACCTAACATTAAATCCTGCAACGGGTCTGGAATCGGCTCCTCACCTTTATCCAGTTGCTCAATAGTCATTTTGATGTTATCCATCGCTACGCTATTAAGACTAACCTGCTCTTCTAAATCAGGATGACCAAGTAACCCTTTAGCTTCCTGGGTAGTAATATAACCCTGCGTCACCCAAGTATTAACAATATCATCCCGTCCCGCAGGCGACATGTTCAACACACTACTAGCTTGCACGTGTAAAACATACCGGTTACGGTCCATATTAACCTCAGACCAATCAATTTGTTCAACTAACGTACGATTATGGAACTTAACCGATTTATCAATGCCGCCAGCAAACAGCATAGCCGATAGCTCAATGATATGTTCAGCTACCTCTAAATAGAACTGCTCATATCTTTGTGCTTGAAGCGCGAAGCGTTGATTCTCGATGAGGTTAAACTCACGTAACGCTTTAGAACTATCGAGCCTGGCTTGGTCAGGTAACTTAGCTTGCGCTGACAACTGGCTAACGCCTGCGTACTCGAATGCTGCAGAACGAACTCTATCTCTTTCTGCGTACAATTCCGGATGTACAGCCCCCCAGTTAACAGCCTTTGGTTCTTTTCCACGATAGTAAAACACCTGCGCAATTTTATTTCCCAACTGGGACACGGAAAGTCTACTTGATCCATCAGCAAAAATCCTCGGTACAGAAATTAAATCCTGGCTTAATCTAATAACCTGATTAAGCTCATTCATCCGCAATTGAAACGGAGTAATCTCTTCAACCAAGCTCTTCGAGTAAAAACCACTAGGAAGCTCTTCCCAGCGTAAAAACACGAATGGAAATTTCTTCCGCTCCCACTCTTCATAAACAAGTGTAGCGCCATCAATAGTGACAGCGTATACCCACAAACCCGATCGTGACTGGGAAAC